TGGCTGGTGTCCAGGGGATCCTTGATCTTGCTGCCTTCACTGTGCCGGATTTCGGTTCTGTTCCTTTGCTTGATCGGTTCGTCGCCAAGAGTGCTGATCTAAGCAGCAAGTCTCCTCCCGTGAAGAGGCTTGCGTGCAAGGATTACAAGACTGAGTTCTGCCACGTTGATGGTATGCTTGTCGAGCCTGCAGAGGTTCGGGGCCCCTTGGCAATCAGGTATCCCTTCACGTGTCTTAAGGACAAGCAGCTCGTGGCGGTCGAGGTCGCTGGAACAGGTACTGCGGGCCAGTGTGGCCTGCCAGTGTTCTGCGGTGGTGTCCTTGTGGGAGTTCACATTGCCTCGCGTGGCTCTAGTGATGAGGTTGAGGGTGTGCTTATCGCACCCGTGACCACTTCCATTTTGGACACTCTCAGGACTAGACTTGATCTCCTCGAGTCTAACCTAGCTGCCAAATCTGGCACTGCTGGAGCTAATCTAGCCATGCCAGAGTCTTTGTTCCTGAATGGACCTTGCTCTCGCTTCTTACCCGGGCCTCTAGTGGCCGAGTTTGATGTTCACCCTCTTAGTGTCATTCGCTCTTTTGCTAATAACCCCAAGTATTCCATCATGGGGTCAATCGGTGATAAGCGGGTCACTTTTAGGTCCGAGTACAGTCCTAACCCTCTCAAGTCCTTCTTTAAACAGCACATTCCAATTGTTAAGGACATCATCGATCATTTTGGACCCCCGTCCTCTGATCTTAGTGCTAGTGTGCAGCGCATGCATGAGTTCACTTCTGAACCAACCAGGAGTGATGCTGATGTATTGCGCTTGGCCGAACAGCACGTGTATGATTACTTTGAGAAGGCGTTCGTCACTGTTGGTTCCACTAACAAGTATTACTTGCAAATGGGACCCACTACAGTCGACGTTGCTTTGAGTGGTTTTGGACTCACACTTTCGGGTATTGTCAATGTTGATACTTCGGCTGGCCAGATGCCTGGCGCCAAGAAGTTGTACCTCAACAAGTACCATAGTGAAGATGTGGGCAGGGACGTGCTTTCGTTCCTCGATGATGAAGCGTCTGCGAGCATCAGGAGCACCGTGCTCGAGGGGCTTGATCGTCTTGCTGTTGGCTCAACCTTGTCATCACCTGCGAAGGTGGTCTTCAAGGATGAGCCCCTGCCGCTTGAGAGCTGCGTTGACGGTGTCAGGGTGCCCAAGCCCCCCAGGCTTATTCACAGTGGGGAGTTTTACACTCTTGTCATCTTTCGAATGTTCTTCATGCCTGTCCTCACGGTTATGGGAGCCGATCCCATCTCTTTTGGACACTTCGTGGGCCTCAATCCCACACAGGAATTCGGCCGGCTCTACAACCATCTCGGTGCCTGTGATGAGAACTCATATATGGCAATGGACTACTCAAAGTTTGATTTGAGAACTTCGGTCAACTTGATCAACTCTGCTGTGAACATCATCATTACCTTGACCACTCACATGACTGGTTACACTGATGAGCACAGGCGCATGATGAAAACCATGTGTTACGACATCTGTAACCCCATCTACGACATTGATGGGGCATGGGTGAGGTTCACTGGTTCTAACTCGTCTGGCAATCCGATCACGACTATGCTTAATTGCATTGTCAACCACCTCTGCTGGAACCAGATGTGGCTCATGGCTAGTCATGATAGGGCCGTTCCCTCCATGTGTGGCCACTACAGCCAGATTACCCCCAAAAATGGGAGTTTTTACTCCATCTTCAAGGTGGTGGTTCTTGGTGATGATTGCATTGTCACTGCGCCGGTTGATTTTTGGTTCAACCAACTTGTGGCTGCTGAGTACGCCACTCGTATCGGGCATGTTCTGACTGCTGCTGTCAAGGGTGCTGAGATTACTCCGTTCACCCGTGGAGTCACGTTCCTCAAGCGTGAGATCCACGTTTACCCTCACAGCAGTGGCAAGCATCTTGTGCTTGCTCCCTTGGCACTCACCTCACTCCTCAGGCCACTTGCCTGGGGAACGTGGAAAGTTGGTTTGCTTGAACACTTTGCTGGACTTATCAAGGGCATGCTCACTGAGCTCGTCCAACACGGTCCTGAGGTGTACGATGATTATGTGGTTCAGTTCCGCAACCTCATCGCAGCGATCCACGTTGAGCATCAGCAGCGTCATAAGTCCTTTGGCATCCGTGAAAACCTGTCATCCTACTTTGATGACAGTGATTTCCGCTCTTGGAGGGAGAGGATCATGGAGATGTATGACTTGGACACCGATGACCTGCTTGGTGAGCCTGTCATCATAGTTTAAGTGCTGTGGTGCGTTTGTGTGTTGGATCTAGAGTGTGTTCCCTGACATTCTATTACAGTAAACAGGTTGCACCAACTGTCTGGTTTAATAATCCATTCAGGCTTGTGTGTAAAAATGAGCCACTCTTATTTCTATCACTAACAAACGATGCTCTGGGACGTGCATGCAGTCAATTACGTCTTATGTCGCTGGACAAGATTCCAGCACCTATGGGGGAGGTAGCCCCCACTCCGTTGTGGACGAGACTAAACACAACGGTTGTAACAATAACGTCTATATTGTAGTACCTCAGTCAGAAGCTTTTGCTGTTACGACTGGTACTAAAGCTACAACTAGCCAGAATGTGGAGTTCATGGATAATAATCCCGCTTTCAACTATATTGTGTCCGGTACAGATGACCCCACCAGGGGCATTGCTGATATGGGAGATGCTACCTTAGGGGAGTTTCTTTCTAGGCCTATCCTCATTGAGGAGTACACTTGGACTCCGGGTCTTGCCTTCTTTGAGCAATTTAACCCTTGGGAGAAGTTTATGAACAACTCTAGGAATATTAATAGGGTGGCCAACTTCAATCTCTACCGTAGTAGGCTCTGTGTCCGCTTCCTCATCAATGGAAATGGTTTCTACTACGGCAGGATGTTGGCTTCGTACAATCCACTACCCAACCATGATCAGACCTCTGTTTGGGCAGATCGGGCTCTTGGAAGTGGCCCGCTTGACGCTGATGCTATCAATGCAAGTCAGAAGCCTCATATTTACCTCAACCCTACTGAGTGTCAGGGTGGCGATCTTTGCCTTCCCTTTGTTCACTACCAGAACGCACTTAAGGTACCGGAATCACAATGGTCAGAGATGGGTGACGTCACGTTGTTGCCCTTGACTGCGCTCAAGAACGCTAATGGTGCGGTTGATCCCATAACCATCAGTGTATTTGCGTATCTTGAGGATGTCAATCTTTCCATTCCCACTAACAAGAATCCTGTTACTGTCATTCCTCAGTCAGATGAGTATGGTGACACACCTATTTCAGGGCCAGCATCCGTGGTGGCTCGTGTGAGTGGGGCTCTCACTAACACTCCGTTTATTGGTAGGTTTGCGCGTGCAACACAGATGGCAGCTAATGCCGTGGGGGGCATAGCTAAGCTATTTGGTATGTCGCGACCTGCCACAATTGAGCCTATCCAGACTTATAAGCCAGAGTACGTTGGGGGGCTTGCTAATACCAATACTCCTGATGGTACCAATAGGCTGTCTCTCGATGTTAAGCAGGAAGTGACCATTGATCCTGGTGTTGTCGGCATTGGGAGTGAGGATGAAATGGGATTGGTCTCCCTCGCTAGCCGTGAATCCTACTACACTTCTTTTAAGTGGGATCCGGTTGGCGGAGGTGCCTCTGGGCCTGGCTACAGGCTCTTCCATTCTCAAGTCCACCCGTTTCTTAACCAGGTTGTAAATCCTGGCAGTATCGGTACTTTGCCACAGGACATTGAGGAGTTCCATATGCTTCCCATGGGCCTTGCTGCTTTTCCCTTCGAAGCGTGGGGGGGATCCATGGAGTTTAGGTTCCAGATTGTGTGCTCCAACTTCCACAGGGGTAGGATCCGTGTGGTCTGGGACCCTGTTGATGTTGATGGCTTTGGCAATTTTGGTTACAACACGGCTTATAACCGTGTTGTTGACATTACTGACAAGAAGGATTTCACTTTCAAGGTCGGATGGGGCAAGGAGTATTCATTCCTCCCCACGCCAGACCCCTTCTTTAGGTATGTTGATGGTACCCAGACTAAGCCTATTCCCACCTTTGCGTCCACTAATAAGCCTTACACATTCACCAGCCCTACTGGTAATGGCACCTTATCGGTTTACATTGTCAACGACCTGACTGTTCCCAATACCAATCCGGGTGTTGACAATTCCATTGAGGTGAACGTTTTCGCACGTATGTGTGATGATGCCAGGTTTGCCCAGCCTATGGACCTGGGGGTTGACGGCAACAGGCCTATGTCCTACTTCAGGCCTGGGAACTTTTCCCCAGGTCTTTTAGTCGAGCCTCAGGCAGAAGCCATGCAGGAGCAGGAGATGGCGCCAGTGTCTCAAAATGTTGATACTGTAGTTGCGCCAGAACAGCCTACCACTGACCATATGATGTCCGTATTTTACGGGGAGCAAATTACTTCTATTAGGCAGCTCCTTAAAAGGTATTGCCTTCACTCTTGTACACCTTGTTCAGGTGATTTTCACAAAGAGTTTTGGCAGCCTGACATGCCCTTCTACGGTGGCTACTGCCCTAATGGGAAGTATGTTGTTGATAGTGGGAATTATGCGGGTGCTCACTTCTCTTATGCGAACACCACTTTTCTAAACCTGTTCACTCCTGCATTTGTGGGCTATCGTGGCGGTCTCCGTTGGAAGCACCAGATGGTTTCATATAACCGTGGCACAACTACTGATGTGTTCACGGCTAGCCGAATTTCTGGAATCGAATCTAGCCTCTCGCCTTCAACTGGAGCAACTAATGCTCTGTATAATCCTGGCTACGAGAAGCTCAGGGCCAACCAGTTCGGTTACGGTGGTGGCCAACAACCATACATGGCTCAGAGAGTTGTTGCCGCATACTCTTCCTTAACTAATGGCGGTTTTACAACACCTTCTGATCTTAACCCCGTGTGTGAGATCGACCTCCCTTTCTATAACAACAGGAGGTTCATGGAGGCACGCAGGATTAACAATCTTGCTCCGAGGACTCTGGATGACGAGCTCCCTCCGGTACACCGCTTGGACGTTGGTGGCATATGCGCAGGCATTGTCAATTATGTCGCTTCAGCCGAAGATTTCAGCCTCGCTTTCTTCGTTGGAGTGCCTCCTATGTTCAATGTTGGAGTGTACGGACAGGCTTTCTACCCGATTCCTGACCCTGTGGTTACGTAAGTAGCTAATTATGACCGGGATGTCATTAAACTATGACTGGGCAGTCAATAACAGCCCAACAAAGACTGGTAAGTCTTTAAACATACTTGATTGGATATGTCTGCTGGCGTGTCCAGCAGATAACCCCTAGCATGGGGGGTGCACGTATATCACACAGTGTACAATCACTGTGATCGTGTTAAGCGCCTTCGGGCGGTATAGTCCTTTACTTGGACAACAGTTTATTCGTAGACTGACAGAAGATTTTCATACCGCCTGACCGGCGGTGGAGTTTTACTTCTGTAGTGCAAGTTAAAGATGCTTAATGCATATTCAAAA